AGGAAGTACAAGTGAATTTGGAAAAGGCGAGACTTCTTTTCTCGAAGCTTTTCGTTAAGGATCGCGAATTGAATACTTCTGTCCCGTTCATCCTGAACCCCAACCAGATGAAAGCACACAGAGCCGTGATGAAGCATTACGAAGATCACGGCAATGTCAGAATTATTTGTGATAAGGCTAGACGGGTAGGCATGAGCAGTTACTTCGATGCTCTCGCATTTGCTCACTGTCTGGCCAGACCGCAAGCGCACGCGATGATCGTTGCCCACTTGAAAGATGTTGCTGACAAAGGCTTGTTCCGCGTGCCGCGTGACTTAGCAACCGCGTTGAACGACAAGTTTCCCAACACGGCAGACGTGAGAACCAAGAGCATCATCTTCCATCATTCTCTGGGAGAATCTAACTTAGATATCGCTACGGCTGGTAGCGTAGGTGCTGGACGCGGCATGACGCTAACGTATCTTCACTTGAGCGAATGTGCCCAGTATCCCGGCCAAGAGTCGTTCTTGTCGATTCTGCCAGCGGTCGCGAAGGCCCCGGATACGTTCATTGTTTTGGAAAGTACAGCGCAGGGCCGCACAGGAATCGGCGAAACGTTCTTTGAGTACTGGAATGCTGCGAACAAGACAGGCTCGAAGTGGAACGGATTCACGCCAATCTTTCTCTCTTGGCTAGATGATCCCGCTTGCGTCAGGCCCGAATCGGAAGCAGAAGACGCGCCCGCTACAGACTTTGAAAAAGACTTGATGAAGAACCCGTACCATGCTACCCGCAAACAAATCGCCTGGATGCGAATGGTGCTAGAAGGAGAATGTCGCGGATCGGAATTGATGTTCGACCAGGAATATCCTGTAGACGCAACACGCAGTTTTGTCGCTACAGGTGATCCTGCTTTCACTGCCGACGAAATAAAGTATGCAACCTCCACCAAAACCAAGCCAATAGCCAAAGGACATTTAGAACGCGGCCTGAACGGGAAGATCACATTCGTCAACAATCCGCGAGGTAAGTTGCTAATTTACGAACACCCTCACCCGACCGCCCATTACTTCGTTGGAGTCGATTGCGCGAGAGGCATTGAGGCTGAAACTGGGCGGGCATCTGGTGACTTCGCTTCATATGTGATTCTCAACGGAACTACCGGCGACGTAGCGGCCATGTTCTCAGACTGGGTGAACCCACAAGAGATGGCTGATGACGTTGACAAAGCAGGCCGCTGGTACAACAAAGCAATGATGAATATTGAACTCACCGGAAATCTCGGCCTATGGTGCCAGCAACTTTTGCGTGATAAGTACATGTACCCTAATTGGTACATATGGAAAAGTAAGGACGACAAGGTTCCATCTCCGAAGACTGGCCGGAGTTTAGGATGGGAGACAACATTTCGCAGCCGCGATCTTTTGCTGGCAACGTTTCGCGGCAAGCTGCATGACGGCATGAAGAATCGTCTCGGCGGCCTAGCACCCAAGGATGAGGAAATCATTCGGCAGATGGATTTAATGACGATGGCGACAGGGATGCGTTGGGATGTGGAACACGGTCATGATGACGTGTTTGTCGCCTGTTGTCTCGCAGTAGTAGCCTGCGCTCAGTATCCTCCGCCGAACATCCTGAACTACAAATCGAACTACCTGGACAAAGACCAGAAGGGGCATCCCAAGATTGTTGCTCTGAACGCGCAGGACGATTTGAAGAATGCTCTGAAGCGGGACATAGCATTCATTATGAAGCCGGAAGTGAAGCGGTGCCGTAGTGTGTTGGGGGAGATATGAGCGTCAAGCAGATTAACGAGGCCGTGGCGAAACTGCATCTGGAAAAAGGGGATGCGCTTATCGTGGATGGCACAGTATTCGATGTTTTCAGCATGGCGAATAAACTGAACGCGAATGATTGTGTGGTGTTTCCTGTGTTTCCGGTGAAGGGGCAGACGATCAAGCAAGCGTTTTTCGTGATGCAGGAAGAGGAATTAAAGCAGGCCACGAAGGAGCAGATCGTCAAGATACTTGCTACCACAGGCTGGTGCGGCGGGCACGCGAGAGCGATCATCGACGGGATTGAAAATGACTTCTGTCGCTGTAACGATCTGCGGGCGCTGGCGGGGGGATCGAATCCTCCGTGTGCGATTCACGAACGCTGCACCGTTCTGCGCTCGCTCCTGAAGGGAGAGCCGAATGCCGCCTCCTGAGAAGTCCGACAAGGCTCTTGCTGACTATCTGACACGCCTCATGGCCGCTCTCTGCCTTGAGAGAAATGGCGAACTCCGCATACCGCGTGCCCTGATTCGCAAAGTGGCTGAAGCAGGAGCAAGACAACTGCTCTGCGAAGATACGAATACCGAGACTGACGAACTGGTGCTAAGATTTGGGACAAAGAATTCTGCTGTATACGTAGTGGAGCCAGAATGCCCGATTACAAAGCCCGCGCAGCCCGCGACTACCTCACAGACCGTATCGCCTCCCCCCTCCCAAGGCAGACCGCCGCTGACGCCCGAGCAGGAGAGAGCGTTAGAGCAGGTGATGAGGTACAACCGGGTAAAGGCGAGAATGAATCGGGAGCGCAGACCGGAAACCGTGACCGCGCAGAGCGAATTATCCGAGATATTGGGATCGAATTCAACAAGCTGAGAAAAAAGGGCCGATCTGCGGCGTGGGCCGATCTGGAAGATAAAGTTGCAGCAGCAGGAGCGGATTTGGTTTCCACGGGAATGATTACGGCAAAGGACTGGGTAGGGATGATGATTGACATTGAGCAATTCAGGAAGTCCGAAGGCGGGTCAGAAGAGTTGCCGGGGGATGCGCTAGCGAAGTGGCTGTCAGAGCCAGAGAAGAAGGCTAAGAAGGGAGTGACGCAATGAGCGCCAAAGACCGTGCGATTGAAATGCGTAAGTTTCTCAATGAATACCAATATTCTTGTGGGCCAAGGTCTCTTGTAGAACTTCCTGATCCGACCCAATTCAAGCATTATAAGACGGTGGTTATCCCACTCGAACAAGTTGTTAAGTTTAGAAATGATTACAACCTTCTGCTGGGGTTCGCCTGCCTCATGTGTGGTAAGGAATATTCTGAATTATGCGGGATGGATTTGCTCGCACCATTCATCTTAGCGTTAAGAGATGAAGAGGAAGAGGAAGAGTAAGTGGCGCCCACGTTCGTCGGCTACGATTTGATTGTCGAAAAGAAGTCGCAGCCTGCTCTGATGCCGAATGACCGAGCATTCTGCAAGCAGCTTGACGAACTGGAACGCATCTCAACCCTAGAACGCGACAAGCATTTAGGCCGCGACTACTTCCGCGACATCAAAGACTTCTACGCCCTGAACGACGATCACCGCAACTGGCCGTCCTACCGCCCGAGCGTAAAAATCCCGCAACTGCAAACGCTTGTGCTCAACGAAGCCACGGACATCACGGACGCCTCCATCAAGGTCTACATCACAAAAGATGGCAAGTCGGACGATCCCCGCGAGAAATACTATCAGGCAAACTGGCGCCAGGGCTGCTACAACAACCGCATCTTGGAGTCCGTGATCTGGGCTATGCTCTCGAATCTCGGCTTCCTGCAAATCGGCTTCAGCCCAAACGCCCGCCGCGGCAAGGGAATGACGTGGCTCGAATGCCGCGACCCGGAAACCGTTCTCCCAGATCCCTTCTGCAAAAACGATTCTGACTGGTCCTGGGTACAGTTCTACGACTGGATGTACATTGACGATGTACGCAGGCAATGGCCCGACAAAGGCGTTCTCGTTCGACCAAAGCTCTACGCTGGCACGGCTGATCCCTACGGCACCGTAGACAGCAACATGGAGTATCCCGAAGCCTCTCCTCTCAGTCAGCAGGGCGAAACTCCGTCAAGGAAACTGTTTCGCGACAACCGCGTTCGAGTAAGGCATACGTTCCTGTTCGACAACACGCGGCAGAAAGTCGAAGAGTACGCTGGCTCGAAAGCTATCTCGAAGATGCTGGTCCATCCCAGATTCGAGTATGCCTACCCAGACGGACGCTGGATCACGGACTGCGAAGATGTCGTGCTGGCGGACGGAAACAACTGGGTGCCACAGTTGCCTGACGATGAGCGTGGCACGTTTCCGATTATCCGCGTTCCTGCGATGCCGACCATCGCAAACTTCTGGGGGCCGCCGCCAATCAAGCTCTCGCGCAGCCTTCAGGAACTATCCGAGCGGCTCTACACGCAGACGTTTGAGAACGTAGTTCGCCTGAACAATGGCGTGATCGTGATCGACCAGAGGACAGGGCTTGATCCGAACGGAATTGGCTGGATGCCGGGAGAGATTCTGGTCATCAATCAAGGTGCCCCGCCGCCCACGGTGATTCAGCCCACAGCCCTGCCACAGCACATGATTACCCTTCCTGCGGCGTTGCTCTCGTTGCAGAAGGAGTTGCAGGGATTCAGTGAAGCTCGGCAAGGACAGAGTGGAGGTGGAAATGTTTCTCCTGACTTGTTTGACGCAACTTTATGGCAGTCACACTACCAGACAAGGCTTAGGGGTAGACTACTCGCAGAGTCCCTCCAACGACTTGCTCAGATCGTTTTTTACGTGGACGCTCGGTACAAGAACGTGGCTGACCGTGTGCCAAGCATGGATCGCGGCCAACTGAAGCAGACGGAATGGGAACCGATTGATTCCGAATCGATGGATAGCTATGATGCACACCTTGACCCCGGCAGCTTGCGCGTCATGTCTGCTGGCGCTATGCGGTCGGTCGTGCAGGCGCTTGCCAAGACGGGCATGATACCGACCAAGACAGTATTGGAGACATTCGACATCCCAGCGGCGGAGGAAATTGCCGAGCAAAATATTAGAGAAAAAGAGCTGGCCGCACTTGGCAGGATCAAGCGCCCTAGATAGTTGAAAAGAAAGGAATTACACAATTGACCCCACCATTACTGGAAGGCCACGATGAATCAACCGGTAAGAGTAAGAGAATGCACGCGTGGATAAGCTGGTTCGAGCGAAGACATGGATTCGTGCCAACTCGCTTGTGGATTGACAAAGGAGAGTGGGTGCAAATGCTGTACCAGTTGCCCAAAGGAACAAGCTTTCCGGTAGAGGAGTGGACACTGGCTGTCGATGGGATACCAGTGGAGCCGCGATGACGGGACTCGACCATTACGCTACGCTCAATGCCCCGGTCGTTCCGTGCCCGAAATGTAATCGCCCGATGCAACTGATGAACGAGATCAAGCACGATGGCGTGGTCAAGCAGAGGACGTATGTATGCGGGTGCCCGCCAGTGGGAGTGTTTCACCACAACATCCACTACGGGAGGAAGACGTGAGCGCGGCAGTTATCCAAGACGGGGATGTTTTCTGGCTTCCTCTCGCTGCGATTGCGAAGCAGTACGACAAGCATCCCGAGGTGATTCGCCAGTGGTGCAAGCGCGGTTTTATGATCGAACTCGGCTTCAGAATCCGCAAGGACGAGACAGGACACTGGGCGATTGGCGTCCCAAAATCCATTTATCAGAATTTCACGCAAATATCTGTAGACACCATTCGATAGAGGTGTTATAAAATTCTCTATCGACGCGGAACGTCGAGAGACTTTCCACAAACAGCGAAAGCCGAGTACCGAGAAGAAACTGACGGAGATCTCGCACCCGAGGCGGCTGAGAGTAAAGGGTGCCGACACTGACTCGCCAATGGGCTGTCACATTTGAGTCAGGCGAAACGGGAGTTCAAGTCTCAGACGGTTCTTCAGAGGATGGCTAGTAGCGCATACAGAGCACGGTCCTGAGAGCGTTCACCTGACAGCAGCGCTCTCGGGTCATTTTGCAAAGTCAAAAAACCCAAATCTATAATTTGACTTCCTTCCTGAATCCCTCCACCCTGAAAATATGTTTGGCTATCCAGAACTTCAAGGGCACACTTTTGAGCGAGTCCGGCTCGAAAAG